TGGCTAAGAAACGAAACATTATATATACCCTCATCATCTATTAAAAATAGAGGAATATATGTAAATGCAACCCCTATTGTTGAAACAGATACCTCTGTTAATTATCAATACCAAACAAAACAGTGGTTTATATCTTCAGATTTAAAAGGAATTGGGTCTGCTTCTGCTGGATTACACACGACTAACTTGTTAAAAACAAACAATAAATATGGGACAAGATAAATGGGTTTACCACTTGAGCAACTTATTATAGGAATATTTGCACTCTTTAGCGCCATTGTTGCGGGGATTTTCTCTGTTTACAAAGTAAAGGTAGAAAAAAAGATTAATCAAGTGGAAAAGAAAACAGATGACACAAAAACTTTAACTATAGGCAACGACCTTTTGGAGCAAATAGTTCCTGCTCTTGAGAGAAAGGATGAAGCACTTGACAAAATTGCTGAAATACTAGATAATGTACTTAGGACTCAAACTTTAACTAGCCAACAGTTAAGAAGTATTCAGCTTATTTTAGAAAATAGATGCCAAGCTATAGAGATTGTTAAAGCATTACACAGTTTAATTGATAATAAGCATACTAAAGATAGATTAGAAGATTTAACAGATGAGTCAAAGCAAAAAGATACCAAAAAAATTCTAGAAGAAATAATAGAGGCATTAGATAATAATGAATCTAAAGAGTAAAGGGGGTGATTATAGACTGTCTTAGTCTAGTTAAAGCCATGAAGAGTCTGAAGACAATGAGAAAAATAGATGAGCTTACGAATACAGTTTTAGAAAAAGAAATTATGGAGCGTAAGCGTAGAGAAGAATTGATGATAAGATTGATAAAAAGCAAAAATAATAATTTAAAGCTTTTTAACTTAAAACTAGAGGGAGAAAAAACTTGTTAAATGACCAATTTAGATTTGTAGATGACTGTTTAAAAGAAGAAATGTCATGGAAAGAAACAACAAAAGAATTTAATAAAAAGTACCAACAAGGGATTAATTCAGAGGCACTAAGAAAAAGATATCAAAGAGAACTCTCTAAACTAGAATCTTTAGGTGACGATTCTGTAGAAAAGGCTTTTAAGCTGATAAAACAAAATCCGCAAAAGCCCACTGATATAGCAAGAAGATTTAATTTAGATATGGATGGTTTAGAAGATTTAATGGATGATTTATTAAATAGTAGAGCCGCCATTAAATTTCATCAAGGATATTTAGTATTTGATAGAACTGCTCCAACACCAGATAATTTTACATTTAATGTTGATTTATTTACAGAAGGAGAGTGGGTTAAATGGGGCATTATAGCAGACCAACATATTTGTTCTACTCATGAGCAACTAGACTTATTACATGAATTTTATAAGATAGCAGAAGAAGAAAAAGTAAAAGGTGTTATTGCGGCTGGAGATTTTACAGCGGGTAATGGTACTGTATATAAAGGGCAAATGCAAGATTTAAAAATAATAGGGGAAGATAAACAAATAAATTATGCTTGCTCAGTTTACCCACAAACAAATTTAACTACCTATACTATAAGTGGAAATCATGATTTAGATTTATATAAACAATGCGGCTCTGATATACTTCAAAAAATATGTGATAAAAGAGAAGATATAGTTTACTTAGGAAAAATGAATGCAACACTTGAACAAGACGGTCTTAGATTTATGGTTAGACATGGAGAAGGTGGATTAGGGGCTATAAGAAGCTATAAACCACAAAGAATTTTAGATACCACAAGGCCAGAAGATATTTGTGATGTATCTGTTATTGGGCATTATCATGTACAATTAGATATGCCTTATAGAAACTCAATAGTAATTTTACCAGCTTGTTTTGAGGCTCAAAGTGAGTACCTTAGTAGAAAAGGACTTATGCCTGATGTTGGTGGATGTATTCTTAATATGAAAGTAGCTACTATAGATGGGAAAAAACAAATAGTTAGACATTATGTAGATTATCTTGATTTAGGAGCATTAAAGGGGCTATAATGAAAAAAGCAAAAGATAAAAAAATACCATCTAATTGTTATGATTTTTTAATTAAAACTGGCATGGATGAATCTATTGCTTTGGAGATAGATGAATACACACAACAAAAAAATAAGCGTAAGAAAAGAATAGAAACAAAGAATCTTAAAGACGATAAATGGAAATAATATTTTAAAAGGGGGTGATTACAATAGAAGAAATTACTTGGCAATCATTATCAACATTACCAGGAGCCGTAGCTGCTGTAACGTTGGTTATTACTGTGCTTAAAGCAGTAATCGGTATTTATTGGACTGAACTTATAAATAGAATCTCTGCACTAATATTATCTATAGCAGTAGTTGTTGGTGTAACTGTATTTTCAGGAACAACAGATTGGCCTAGTATGATTTTGGCTATATTTAATGGTCTTATTGTAGCTAGTGCATTACTTGGGATTAATAAACTTTATACACAAAGAATTATTCAAGACAGAGCTTTAAGTAACCCTGTTAAATTTAGAGATATCTTTAACAAAGAAAAAAGGGAGTAAGTAACAATGGAATGGCAAACCGTACTTCAAGATGCAGGGACTATTGCTAGTGTTTCAACAGCAATATTCTTTGTTATTGATTTCATTAAAAAACTGTATTATAAACTACCTTGGGGGTGGATTCAAAAAACGCCTGGAGAAGTATGGTTTGCCTTATCCATTTTATTTGGGGTTGGAGTTGCAATAATAGTTTATTGGGATAATTTCTTTGGTACAGGAGCTACTCTTTCAGATGGTTTATCTGCTACAACATATGGGTTAGTTTCAGGAGCAGGAAGTAAATTTATGAACTCTATTTTTGGTACTGCTGGAGCTAAATTAAAAGCTTATAAAGAAGAAGCCAAAGAAAAAATTGAAAGCAAGCCTGAAACTGTAATGGAAGTATCTACTCCTGAAATAGAAGAAGCTACTCCTAAGCCAGAAAAAATTCCTGAAGATTCAATAACAATGATTCCAAATAAGGTAGAAGTTCCTTTAATAGAACTTGTTAAAAAAATGAAAACGGATGCAGATTACGTTATTATTTCTGATAAAATTTACAGAATAGAAAAGGAAAACAAGAATGACTAATATCATTGTATATGAAAATTTGCCACTAGAAATGCCAACTCCTATAGATGAATCATCCCCAGGAGATTCAGTATTAGGGCTTTCTAATATTCCTAAACCTTCTGAATTTACTGGAGAACAAATTTATGGCAGAATGCCCTCTGATAAATGGGGGTGGCCTTGGTCTAGTGGGTATAATTCTACTTATGTAATAAAAGTAGAATTTATGGGTAAATCTTTGTATTGGCATAAATGGGCTGCTGTTCCCCTTATGAAAGTACAAGAACAACTTATTGCTGAAGGTTGGGATAAGAAATATCATTGGGAAGATTTACAAACTTGGAATAAGAGAATGATTGCAGGAACAAATGTACCTAGTAATCATGCTTGGCCTACAGCTATTGATATTAATCCAGCTAAAAACCATTATAGAAAAGACAACAAACTAGTTACAGATATACCATATCGTATAGTAGAGATTTTTAAAGCTAATGGATTTAGATGGGGTGGTGAGTATAATTCCGTAAAAGACGCTATGCATTTTGAGTATCTTGGAGAGCCTATTAAAGACTATGTTGGAAAAAGATATCTATCATTAAAAACCCCATATATGAGTGGAAAAGACGTAAAAGAACTTCAAGAGCTATTAAAATACTATGGCTATAATATAGAAGTAGATGGAGTATTTGGTCCTAAAACCAATGCTTTTGTACACTCTTTTCAAGCTAGTAAAATGCTTACTGTTGATGGCATAGTAGGCCCAAGTACTTGGACTTCATTATTACTTAAACAACCTGATAGAGTATTAAAATTAGGAGACAGAGGTAAAGATGTTCTTTGGGTTAAAAAAGTTCTTACTAAAATAGAAATTACTGATTGGGACTATGATAAATTAGGAGATAGATTTGATAGCCCAACAAAGAACGCTGTAAAAAGATTCCAACAAGCAACTAAACTTGAAATAGATGGGATTGTTGGGAAAAACACATGGAAGATGCTTAGATTAAAATCTAACTAATAAGTGGCTTAATGTCGATAATAAGAGTATAGTGTTCAAGAAGTTACGCCAAAAACAGGTCGGAATTAATGGGCAGTATAACTTTAGAGCACAAAGGAGGTACTAGGAAGCAGCCTCTATAAAAACTGCTCAGAAGGCCACTTAAAGTGGCCTTCTATATAGAAAGGAGTAACAATTGAAGAAAGCTATTATAACAGGAATTACAGGACAAGATGGGAGCTATTTAGCTGAAAATTTATTAGATAAAGGCTATGAAGTATTTGTTATTGTAAGCCGAGTTAGTACTCCAAATTATAAAAATATACAACACCTTCTAGATGAGCCTAATTTACATTTAGAAGATGGGGATATTACTGATTTAGCATCATTAATTAGAACATTTAAAAAGGTTCAACCAGATGAAATTTATAATTTAGCTGCACAGTCTTATGTAGCTATATCTTGGAACCAACCAATACTTACTAGTAATACTACAGGAATAGGAGCATTAAATGTATTTGAAGCAGCAAGACAAAGTTGCCCAAAAGCAAGAATCTATCAAGCTAGTTCTAGTGAAATGTTTGATGGTACTACTTTTCCTCAGACTGAACAAACGGCTTATAAGCCCAGAAGTCCGTATGGTGTTTCAAAACTATTTGCACACGAAATGGCAAGAATATACCGAGAATCTTATGGAATGTTTATTTCTTGCGGCATCCTCTTCAACCACGAGACAGAGGTAGAATTTACCCCAGTATTTATAAGAGAAAAGGATTCTTATGAATTTGATATTAAGCCACTATCTGATGTAGTTCAATTTGATAAAACTAAAAAAGAATACCAAGAAAAAGAAGTATCAGGACTTCAAATTTGGGATAAAAATGGCTGGATAGATGTTACTTATGCTTCAGCTTACCCACACGATGTTAAAAACGACAATAAAAAACCGCGAATGATTAACAGTAGAATGGGCATCAATGCTGCTACTGGTAGTCATGTAGTTTTCATGGAAGATGGCTCTGAAAAAGAAACAAAGGACATATTTATTG